TTTTCTGTGGCATCAAGCACTCCCTGCGCCGCCGTATTTGCGCTTGCGGCGGCTTCCACGGCGCTCTGCCCTGCGGCTGTCTTGGCTGCCTGGGCGGCGCTGTTGGCGTTTTGCGCGTCGTCGCGGGCGGTGTAGACCGCCTGCACCACATCCTGCGGTGTTTCGGAACTGGTGGCGGGCAAGATGACGGCGCGGCGCATCATCTCCAGCGTCTGCTGGCGCTCGGCGGCGGCCTGGTCCAGGGCGTCCTCAATGACCTGCGGGTCGAAACGGGAGGCGGAAACCAGGTCCACCTCCTGCACAAAGGGCATGTTGCGGCTTACGGCCAGCGTGTACCCGACGGGCAGGGGCGCGCCGTTACGGGTGTAGGTCACCGTGCCGCCGCTCTCCGTAAGGGTGATGGCGCACTGGGCGGTGACGTCCTCTTCCGTGTATGTGGCGTCGGGCGTGGTCACGGTAACGGTGAGCTGGTCCGTGCTCCAGACCTTGAAGGCAAAGGGGAACGTGGTGGCGACGCCGTTGCCGTGGAAAATTGTTTTGCTGATGTTGGTATCGAGCGTCATGTCTTACTCCTATGCGTCGCGGCAGGTTATCCAGGCGTCTTCCTGCGGTTTGTCCTTGCCCTCGCTGGCCGCCATGCCGTAGGCGCTGGGGATGGATGCGCGGTACAGTTGCTCCAGCTCGCTCACCTTGCTGCCGTTGCCCTTGAGCAAGGGCACAGCAACCAGGGCCGCCAGCTTGCGGGCCAGCATGTGGGCAAAGCCGTCGTCCCAGGCTGTGGGGCTTTGCACGTCCTGCGTGTATTCTGCATAGGCCCCGGCCACGTCGGTAAGCACCAGCACGGTGCCGTCCGGGTCCGACACGATGCGGAAGGGGGTGCGGTGGTGCCCACCGGGGTTGTCCACCCGGTGGAGCTTGAGGCACAAGTCGGGCAGGCCGTAGGCGTAGCGCCACTCCGCAGCCCACACGTCCGGCACGGCCTTAGCAGCCAGGGCAGCCCGCGTCTGGGCCCAGGGGTAGGGGTAATCACGCAGGGCCTGCCGCCTGGCCAGGTCGTAGTACAGCGCGCACTGGCGGGCCTCCTCACAGTTTTCTGTTTCGCTGGCGATGGTGCGGGTGCCCACATAGCCAAGGGCCATATTCCAGATTTGGATTGTACTTACTGTGCTCATAGCTCCACCTTTAAAGGCCGCGGGCCGCTTCGGGGCGGGGATAGTCCCCTTCTGGTACAGACCAGGACCGAAGCGGCCCGCTGACGCAGCCGGAGGGCAAAAAGACTACGAATCAGCCGACCACCACGCCCTTGTCGATATACATACCCGCCTCATAGGGCAGGTCATCTTCGCGCACCACGGCCCCGAAGACTTTCCCGGCCGTGAAGGTGCCCGTAGGCGTGGCCACGATTTTGAGCCACGGCTTGCTTACACCACGCGGCAGAAAGCGCCAGCCGATGGTTTTACCGACCTTGAGGTCGGCCAGGGCCACGGTGACGGACGAAGCGGGAACATCGGTATACGTGCCGTTCTGCGTATCCGATTGCGTGAGCTTGAAGGTAATGGACGTGCCACCCGCAAAGTCCGCTCCCACAACCTTGGCGCAAATGGGAATGGGTTCTTCCCGGCCAGGGATGAGAAACGAGGTCAGCGGCACGGCGGAGCCGGTAACGGCAGCGCCAAGCACGGCTACGTTGTCCAAGGAAACCAAATTGGAATCGATGATCATGGCGGGCCTCCTTAGATGGCCTTTTCGGTGCTGATGAGGGCGTCGCACTGGCGAATGGGCCGCCCGTGCAAGCTGGTGATCTGCGTGCTGCGGAACAGCGGGCCGCCCTTGCCGGAGTCTTCTACACGGTAAGCCAGGGTGACGTTGCCCGCGTCCGTAGCCTGAAGCTCAAGGGCGGTGAGCACGTCGGAGTTGCAGTACCAGATGGCCGAACTGCGCATGTTTTCCGGCATTTTGTTCTTGGCTTGGATGGTAAGACGGTGCAGGTCAATGAACCCAGTGTCCGTTTTTTTGAGGGTGAGGGCCGAAACCGGGATATTGGCGATGCGCACCACGGCGCGCCAGTCGCGCACGGTGAGGCCGCAGCGCCAGTTGTACTTGTCTCCCACAACCTGGAACTTGCGGCCGTCGGCGTCCTGCGTCATGTATTTGCCGAGGTCTTCATTGGACAGGCCGCCCGTGCTGCCCTTGGGATACAGGCCGTGGGCGGTATTGGCCCCCCAGCAGATCAGATACATGGACGTGCAGGCATTGCCCGTGCCGCCAGCGTCAATAACGTTGGGGCTGGTTTTGGACGGGTAACGCATGGCAAGGCCGTTGAACTCGTCAGGGTTCTTGTTGCTGTCGCCATAGAACATGGTGGAGGCCACTTTCTGGCGCATGGATTCGGTGAAGGCCTTGCCCTCGGAAAGGCGGAAGGCCTTGGCCTTGTCGCCGTAGAGGGCGATTTCTTCCACGTCCAGTTCCATGATGGCTTCGAGAATGCCGCAGCCTTCCTTGACCTGGCTCCACTGGGATTTGCTGGGCGGCGTGCCCTGGTAGAGCCTGCGCCAGTAAACTTCCGGCAGGCCGGTGCGGATGCGGGTGAGGTGGCCATCACTCTGATTGGACTCCATTAAGGGCACATCCGTAAGGATGTCGTTGGTCTGGTTCATCAGTTCTATGATGTCCCCGGCCTTCTGCCCCTTGTAAAAGTCTTCCAGCTCCGCAAGGGTGGCGACGATGCCTTTGTTGTAGCTCATGATTGTGCTCCGCTGCTGTTACATGTTGGGGTAGAAACGGTCTTCCAGCGGTTTTTCAACCGCTCCGCCGCCCTTACCGTGGAAATTGTCTTCACCCAGGGCTTTGCCAACGCGGGCAAAGATGCGCAGAATCGCCGGGTGGTTGCCGTAGCCGGTTTCGTCCAGCATCTTGCCGATGTCGCCGCCCGTGTCGAACTGGGCCAGGGCTTTGCGCGCGGCGGCCAGATTGGCGTCAAACTTGTCGCCGCCGAACTCCTTGTCTGCGCGGGCGTCGGCCAGCCACTGCGCGGTCATTTCCTGCCGCTGTGCCTGCATCGCAGCCATGGCCGTGCTGTAGTTGCTCTGCATATACTTGAGCACGGCTTCGCCCTGTTCCTTGGAGAGCTTGGCTGACTTGCACACGGCGTTGAGCCCCTCAAGGGCCTCGGCAGTAATAGGGTAGTCCTCTGGAGCCGTGAGCTTATAGGCTTCCGGCTCGGCGGCTTTGCCTGCGCCATTGGAGTCCGCGGCCTGGCCGTCTGCGGCTGCTTTGTCTGCGCCAGCCTCGGCGTCCGGCTTGGCGGCGTCGGCAGGTTGGTCGGTCAGCACAGTGCCGGCAGCACCTTCAGCGTCGGGGGTGGGGGTGGGTACATCAGCCATTATTGTTTTCCTCCTTCAGAATTTCTGGCAAAACCCCAGCCTTGCGGGCCAGAGCAATCAATTGCGCGCCCATGCTGCGTTGCCCCTCGTGGTAGGCCGCCTGGGCATGGTCGCCGGGATACAGCGCTTTGAGTATGCCGCTCATGTCGATGCACCAGCGCAAAAAGGCCAGGCCGTCGGGCGTTGCCGCCAGCGCCGCCAGGGCGTTGCACAACCGGCGCTCAAAAGCCTGCGCGGACTCTTGCTGCGCCTGACGGCGTGCCTCGCAGCCCTGGTAGTCGATGGCGGAGATGCTGTCATAGTCGTGGCTCACTTACATGCCTCCAAGTCCGCCGATAAGCGCGTCCATGGCCGTCTGGCCGTCCGCGCCCAGCGGGGTTTGTCCAAGGTTTTTGGCCGCGCCGGAGATGTCTACGGCCGCCTGCTGCGCCGCCTGCATCTGTGCCTGTTGCTGTGCCTGCTGCTGAGCCTGCGCGCGGGCCTGACGGATCCGCTGCACGTCCTGCTCTGACCGCAGCATAGCCGCCGGAGCACCAAGTGCCTCCGCGTACTCCCGCATGGCTACGCCAGTATCCAGGATATCAAGCACGGTGGGGTCTGCCTGCGCGACGTTGGCAGCAAAGGCCAGGGTCTGGTCTATGGGGCTGGTCTGGGACAGGCGCTGGGCCTGGGCCAGCACGCTCACAAACTCGACCCGCAGCGGCGCGCCGAAAACGGTTTCCGGCGGCGGCGGCAGAAAGTCGTACTGCTCCATGAGGCTGTACGTGCGCATCACCACCGGCGAAAGCAGTTCTTTGTCCAGTCGCTCTACAACAGGCCCCAGCAAAATTAGCTTTTCGCGCTCCCGTGCTTCAATTTCCGTAGCCGTAATCTGGCGTCGGTCATTGAGCAGAAGCATTTTGAACAGGTCGGCAAAAAGGCCATCATGCACAGATTGTTGAACCGCCTGGACCTTTTGCTCTGCAGCGACGAGGATTTGCGCTTGTACCTGCTGAATCGGCTCGACCTTGCCGGTTTCGAGCCCATTCGTTGACATCCAGTTTACACCGCCAGGGGTCAAGTCGATGCCAGCACTACGTAAGCCAGCGGGTGCTACCATGGGCGGGTCAACGGCTTTGTGCGTGCCTTTGAGGATTGTGCCGCCCATCTGTTGCAGCATGCGCACATTGGGCAGCACGTCCATAGCGGGAGACCGGCCGTACTTGTCGTTGCCGGTCACATCCCAGCGCGGGCAGAAGGCCGGAAAGTCGCGGTAGCCGCTCTCTCGCAGCAGGCAAGGCTTGCCACCGCCGACAGTGCCGAACCCCAGCCACCAGACCGACGCCCAGGGCATGGCGCTTCCGCCGAGCTTGCCATAAGCGCGCTCCGAACGCGGAAAGATGGCATGAATGACGTCAAAGAATGTCGTCACACCCGCGCCGCTGTTCGCCGCTGCCGTCTTGACCGCGTCGGGCACGACTGTCTCGCCAAACCGCTGCACGATTTGCCGCGCACTCATGCGCAGACGATACATAAGCGTATCGACCGAGCCGTTGTCGTCTGTATCTATGACATACTCACCGCAAGGGATTGTACGAAAATGCAACCCTGACCAGTCAGCCGTCTCCATCATGCACCCGACACCAAAAGTTCCAAGGTCGCCGTACAGCCCGTGCACGGCGTTGTAGAAGTTTGACCGATGCAGCAGCGCTTGCATGCGCCTTGTCACTTCGTCCAGCCACGCGCCGGCGTCCGGGGCCTGGGCGGCGTCCTCGTCTTCTAGCGTCAACCGAAACCAGGACCGCACAGGGCTAGTCATGCCCCCCTGGAGCCCAGCCGCCAGTGTGCGCATGTCCAGAATGCCCGTGGCATCCACCAGGCGCTTGTTGAGAAACTCCGGCTTGCGCTCTGAAGAGTCCGTGTCCGCCCGGAATTTCGTGGGCAGGAAGTGGTCCGCCAGGCTTTGCCAGGCCGTGTCCCAGGGACTGCGTTCGGTGCGCAGGGCCTGGTAGCGCTGGTTAAGTTTGTTGATGTCCACGGCCATGTTGCCGCCCCTCACTGCCCCAGCAGCGTTTTGCCACTGACAGAAGACGTAGGGCTCTGGTCAGTCAGAATCGTGCTTGCAAGACCAGCCGCCCTCTTCGCCTTGTCTTTCTGTGACTGCCGTGCAGACGTAGCCGCTTCCGTCACGGGCTTCGTCACCTCTGCCTTAGGCGTGGGGGTCACTTCGGGCACGGTCACTTCGCCGCCGCCGCCTCCTCCGAATCCCATAGCTATACTCCTTCCTGCGCCGCACGCAGGGTTTGCGGCGTGCACATGACCAGTACGCCGTCCACAAAGCGGTTTTTCCGGGCCAGCCAGCACGCGCCGGGCAGCCGGGCCAACAACCGAAATCCGCACGCCTGGGCCAGACCCCAGGCGTGGCGGAACAGCACGGGCGTGATGCCCACAATGGCGCTGGCCCCGTGCCGCTCAAACAGGTGGGCAAAGCCGCCCTGCGCCTGCTGGGCAGCGCAGCCGAACCCGGCACGGAAGGCCGTAAAATCAAAGCGCCAGACTTGGCCGAACCAACGTTCAAATTGCCCCACGCCCAGGGGCTCGCCCGTATCTGCGTCAGAGCAGCAGAGCAGCACGCCGTGGGTCGGGTCCGTAATGCGCCGCCAGTCGTCCAGGCTGGGGGCGGCAAAGGCGCTCATGGCGCAGCCCAGCAGCCCCTCGGCAGACATGCGGACAAAAACGGCGTCGCGGGCGGCATCGTCGTGCTGTATCTCTGCGTAAGTCAGGCGCATCAGTAGCTCCACATATCGTAATCGGTGCGGGCCTTGCGGGGGGCGTCGCTCATATCCATGACAGGGCGGAAGCCGGTGACCGCATAGCGCATGGCGTCGGCACAGTGACTAGTCCAGTCATGGCGTGGACGGTCGGCGTAGACATTGTTCTTCTCACGCCATTCTTTGCGATACGTCCTGAGCGCGCGGATGCCATCAGCACAGCGCGTGCTATCAAACCAGCAGCGCGGCAGCTTGTGGCGCACGGCGTCGATACCGTCCGATACCTGCAGCTGCGGGGCGATAGCGAAGCGGATGCCAAGCTCACTAGCACGCTCCCAGCGGCTCTTGCCCGTGCCGAGCTCACGGACCCGGATATCGTGTGGGGCGACGTGCGTGCCGTAGAGGTAGCCCTTGTCTTGCAAGACTTTGGCGTAGTGGGCCAGCCCTTCGCCTGAGGCTTCGTAGTAGTCCACAAAGCGCCAGTCGCCAGACGGCTCCACCTGGAAGAACCAGATGGCCGTGGCGTCGTCCATGCCCAGGTCCCAGGCTGTGTGCACGGGAAGCTGTGGCTCAACGGCGATGTCCCGAATCCGGCCGGCAACTTCCGCCGCGTCGATGAGCTCCGCGTAGTAAGCTCCGCGCACTGCAGCGGCGAACGAGCACTCAAACTCCTGCGCATACTCCGCTGCATCCATGCTCTGGCGCGCTGCTTCCAGCTCTGCCTGCGGCAGATAGCCTGTCTCTGAAGCGGGAAAACGGAAACGCGACCACAGCCCGCTTTGGTCCGCGCCGGCCTGCTGCCACACGTCATAGAGCAGGTTGTCCGTGCCTTGCGGCGTGCCGCAAAACAGCGCCCGTCCTTGGCGGTCTGCCAGCATGGGGCGCAGCACCTGGGTCCAGACCTGCCGCGACATATCCGCTGGCTCGTCAAGCACCAAGTCGTCAAGGTACATGCCACGCAGGGCCTGAGCATTGTCTGTGCCAAAAAGCCTGATGCGCGCACCGTTTGGCAGGTCGCAGCGCAATTCTGACTCGTTGTACTGAACGCCGGGGAGGGGCGCCGAAAATTTTTTGAGGTAGTCCCAGGCCACGGCCTTGGCTTGGCTGTAGAATGGCGCGGCATATGCGGCCCGCCAGTCCTTGCGTTCGGTGCGCAACGCCTGACGGATAAGGTCATTGACGGCGGCCACGGTC